TTTGACCAGGTATGTTTTGTCCATTCATTTCAAATTCTTCTTGGAGTCGTTCGTTGATTTTTGTAGTTACACCGTATGCCAAATGGAGTTGATCACGATCTGTCAACGGGAATGTTTCTCCATTAATCAACAAAGTATTTGTCTCTAGCTTCGTGAATTCGAAGCCTGTCAAATAATCGTTTGGTCGTTGTAAAATTTTGAGCAAGTGATGGTCTTTTACTTCATTGCCATCTGGACCAATAACAACTGGTGTCGCAAGTGCTACTTGATTCGATATGTCTTGAACTAATTCATAGACGTCGGAGGATTCCATGATGGAACTATCATTTACATAACGTTGTCCATATCTAGTTGTTCTCCCAAAAATATCCTCGATGTACCCGCGCTTTTCCATAAAAGAATAGACTGCATTTGATAACCGATCACGTAATTTCAATATTTCTCACCGCCTTTCTATTTATTTCTTTTGATAACACCTTACGCCCATCAAAATTTCTAAAGGAATAACCTCTGCTTTTTAAACCTCTATAATAAATATCCCTTCGCCGATTATCATCCCAACCAATATTGATAAATATTTTATTGTGACAATGTCCAAATTCTGAAACAATGAACTCTTCAAATTCAGCCAATGCTTCTTTTGCAAAAAGCAACGTCTTTAAACCATCTTTTCCCGTCTGTTTGAGAAATGAGTTAGAAATATCTTTTCTTTTTTTATAAACAATAAACCAAACTGTAAATTCAGCAGTTCTTTGATTATCCCAATAATCACCATAAAAAGTCATTTGAGCAGTCATTCCACTTGGCATTATCCACTTTGTAACAAACGTATACTCATCTTCTTTAGGCGTTAAAAATTCCAAAGCAACCATCCCCACCTTACCTATAGATACTATCGAGATATTCGTCTAATTCATCAGAATCAATATCTGTCATCTGATTCATCGTTTCCTTATGGCCACACAAAAACGCCACGAACCCATCAATCTTTTTCTTTGATTGGCGTTTACTTGGCGCTTTTTGTCCATTGATGTTAGTAATTGCTACAACGTTTAAAGTGCAATATAGGAATAATGGATTATCAAATTGAATCCGTTTCTCATAAAACAACCGTTCGACATCATCAAAAGGAGCGTTCAACACTTTAGGATATTGGGCAACCTCAACGCATTCCAATCCTAAGTTCTCCAATTTCTCAACAAGTTTGTCGCTCATCGCTGGATCATAATTCACTTGTTGTATATCGTATAAATCCATGCAGTCTTCGATGTACTGCAAGATTTGATCTTGATCAATCATTTTACCATCGCAAAATTCAACAAAACCTTGTTCAGCTAAATCGCTGTAAGGCACGTTATCTTCTTTTTCTCGAAACTCTAAATCTTCATTGGGAATAAAATAAAGCTGCTTCACTTTAAGGACCGCTTTTCCATCTTCATCCCACGTTGGGAAGTTTAAAGACACACAGGTCAAATCTCGTGTGCGTGATAAATCCAAACCAATGTAACAAGGTTCACCACTTAAATTTCCAAGCTCTTGGGTAGTAACCAAACACGGCTCTACTTGATCCTGTTCAAAGAAATTATCCGCACCGTTTACAAATACATCCAAGTGCTTCGTTAGAAATTCGGCTTTTGAATGGGCTGACCGTTGTGCTGTTTTAAATGCGGACTCTAAAGCGGAAAGATCGACTGATATTCCCCAGTTAGGATTGCACATTTCCCAGACTTTTCTATCCGTCCAATCATAATTTTTATTTGGCTCATAGATTAGAACAAAGTTTGAATCATTATCATCGCGTTTCAACACTTCTTTTGCTTCGCGATATACACGCATTCCAACAGACGACGAACCTTTCCCAGCAGTTGAGATATTAAACATCAATGGTTGTGGCAAAGAGATTTGTGCAGACTTAAAATTGTCATACTGTTCCATTTTCTCTTGCTTATGCAGCTCATCATTCAATACAAAATATGGATTAGAACCCTCAATGTTATCGATATTCTTTGTTTGAACAATAAATTTATTCGAATAAGCCATATCTTCATGAATATAATCATAAGTAATACTAGAAACAGTTCCCTTTGGTCCTTTGAATATTTTAGTTCCTTCAAGTAGGATTGGATTGTTTAATATTGTAGCTGCAAAAGGTTTGGCAGCATATTGAGCTTGAGCAAAGTCAGAAGCGCATGCATAACAATCGACTGACAAAGCACCTTCTCCATACATTGCATAGCCTAATGAACCGACAGCAATCAATGTTTTACCGTTCTTTTTAGGGATTTGGACATACGCTTCACGAGTAACACGGACAATTTGCCCTTTTTCATTTTCTTTAACCCATCCATACATCCACGAGTAAATAAATTTTTCCCAAGGTTCTAAAATGAATGGCTTTCCAACCATCTCACCTTTTGTGTGAACAATAAACGACTCAACCCAGTCCATCATTTCATTCGCACGATCTACATCAAACCAAATATCTTTACGTTTTTTCCACCGATACCAACGATCCACTGCCAAACGAACAGTTTTAGGATATTTCCCAGGTTTCTTTCTTACTTCTTTTGCAAATAAATCGGCATAATTTACACCAGGTTCGATCATTTTTCAGTACCTGCCTTCTTACGCCATTTGTTTCTGTGCGCTGCTAGTTCATCTACTGGCTTTTCTTCTGGACGTGTAATTTCTTCATCTTTTCTTGCAGTCGATCCGCCAGTTATTTGTCTACCAGTTTTAGCCTTATTCGTTAGCCCCAACAAATCTAGAGCTTTCATTTTCTTATCTGACCAAGTTTCTACTTGCTGCGCCAATGGATGCTTCGATTGATTAGTGGCACCTGATTTATTCGTGAATTTTTGCGTCTCCGGAAAGCCTTTTTCCTTCCACAAAAGATATTTGTGTTGGTAAATTTCAAAAATATCCAAATATGATTCGATTAATGGATCAAGAGTGATGGTGTACAAATCAGACAAATTCATTATTTTTAAAATACGAGCTTTTTCAGCACTTACTTTTTCATCAACAATCGCTTTACGTTGCGCTTTAGTCGTCATACTTGTATACACCCCCCTTTGTTTTTTGAAAAATTTGACCTAACGATGCGCGTGACTCCCCGCTACCCTATCTCCCCACGCGAAAAAATTTTGAAAATGGATAGGGGGGGTTAATTAAAATACGAAGGAAAAACTTTTTTGTCTTCTGTTTCGTTTTCAACAATTGGATGACATTTTGAACATAAAAGCATGAGATTGTTTGGATCAAGCTTAAGCAGTTCATGGTCTTTGATTGGTACAATGTGATGGACGTGTGCCCTCTTGCCAAAGATGAACTGACCACATCGCTGACAGTGGCCGCCTTCTCTTTCATAAATAAATTGGCGCATATCTTTCCATGCTTGCGTTCGATAGAATGGTTTGTTCTCATGATGATAAACAGACTTTGCTTGCTGCTTCTTCTTGCGTGATCTGCTTGATCTCTTGTGTTCAGTACAGTAGATACCTTTTGCTATCTTGTTCGTGCATCCGTCAAACTGACAGTACTTCATTCTGCTTCACGGATAAGATTGATGATGTCTCCTTTTGCACGGACAGCACCAGGAATATCAATGCTATGTTTCTTAGCATATGCACGCAATTCTTTTGCAGTCATGTTGTCCAGTTCATCCGTATCTTCAGTGGACTGATCATTAGTAGCTTCGTCTCCATCAAAATCAGCAGCAGTGTTTCCATCGCTATCAAGAATTTCACTGCTATTAGTAATAAGTTCACCATTAACAGCCACAAACGTTTTACCATCACTTAATATTCCTTTTTCTTCCGTTGCTTCAAAATCAGGTTCTTGACCTTTCGGAACTACGACAGTCTTTTTCTTTTCTGAATCCCAATACTCTGTTCCTGTGATGGATGTTCTAATTTTGATCATTGCCATTTTGATTCTCTCCTTTGTAATTTGTGCTAATTACTTTTGCACCCATTCGTTCATACCATTCAACAGTTTCCTGCAAATTGGGTAAAGTGTGGGATAATAAAGAAATAACCAACACATCCATTGCTATCCCACGATTATCTTTATCTACTTGCACATTTGCATAGGTGCCGTTCCAATTGTTTCGTAAACCAGTAGGACTGTTCTCTGCTTCTATTGCTTTCTTATAGACATCTCCCATATTCGTTGGGACATTCGCCATAAGCATTGCCTCATGAAAATCATTCATAGATAAAACTCCTTTCAAAATAAAAAGACCACTCAAAGAGTGATCTAATATGTAAAAACTACATCTCAACAATGA